TTACGCGCTCAGATGTCTCTAGATTTGACGAGCCATAAGGCACCACAACATCTTCAGCTGGGACAAACAGTGAGACTTGCCTATCTAGTGCTGGATCAAAGTAAACTTTCTTAAATGCATTACCTGCTAAACCCAAGCCCCACAACATTCTTTCATGCTCAGGGCGGAACTCAACCATCACCTCTGTGAGCTGGTAATTCATATCCTCTTTGACCCGTTCAGCAGCATCTTTTATGGCCGGAGTTTCCTTGCCAATGATCCTAGTTTTGACAGGTCCTGCCGCAGGAAATGTCTCCATAATTGTCTCTGACTGAAACTTAACTAAAGCCTCTGCCAGTAGTGGGTGATAAACTCCACAAGCTCCTTCCCAAGGCTCTGACCTTTCTTCAATTCTCATACCCAATAATTCAAGACCGTCTACATAAGTCTGCATCCAATCTTTTCTTGAGCTGACATCATCCTCATAGTCCTGAATTAAATCACCGGCAATACTAGCCAGCTCAGATTCAGAAATATATTCGGCTAAGTTCTCACCGAATTCTTCATCCTCTTCTTCTTCCTCTACAAAGCCATCACTTATTTCTATTTCAACATCATTATTCTCTTCGTAATCTTCTGCTAACGGCGTTGGATATAAGGCTTTATCGAAACTCATATTTACTCCTTTTAAATTATCTAAATCTAGGACCATTTAACCACAACGTGGCAGATCGCCTTCTGCCCGAAATAATTGGTGTAACTCTGTGTAATACATAGGATGGAAATGCAACTATCGATCCTTTGACTAGAGGGATAGTCTCAATCTCACTTTTTCTTGGGTGCTGTAATTGCAATTCGCCGCCCTCAAATCCATCATTTAATAACATTATCAAAGTTAGCTTTCTATCTAACTCATTACCTGATAATAAAATGGTATCTACATGCCAGTTAAAATGCTGCCCCTTCACATAGTCTGCCACTTGAATAGATTCTTGGGAGTTTATATGAAATCCCCACCCAGTATTTATATTCGCCAGCATTCCGTGGTGCTGCATAATTCCAGTCAGCCAATGATCATGTCCCGCAAATCTAAGAGTAGAATCTCTGTGATCGTGGTTAACCACAGCCTCTTCTGACATTACCCTGCTATCCATTGTCGGCAATTCATCAAAGTCCTTAGACGCTGAGTCACACAGACTAGGTGGTACGTTTAATAAGCTCCAGAGATCCATCAGTAATAGCTCTTCTTACGTCTAAATCCGATATTATCATCTTCCTCATCAGAATCTAGTCTTAAAAACCCACCTTGTCTAAACCTAATAAGGGCTTGCACCGTAGAATCCACCAGATCGTCATGCTCTGCGTTGGGAAATCTAGCCATTTCTTCTATCACCTCTTCTGCCCACTTAGTTTCAGGAGCCCAGACCCTTCCAGACCGAAATAAATCAGTCACAGAGTTGATACGGACGAACTTATCATTACCTCTTACAGGGGTGTAGTCAGATACCATCACTCCCATACGCCGTAATTCAAATATTAGAGGGGCCCCTGCAGCTTTAGCTTCAATAATACAGGCATCAGGCTGCCACTCATCATAAAACCTCTTAGCCGTGTCCTTTAAATCAGGGAATTCCAGCTTATCCTTCCACGCATCTAGCATTATTATATTAACGTCCTCTGGGTTTTCGTTTAAATGAAAGATTCCCCAGGTAGTACAGGCTGAATAATCAGCTCTTTGGCTTTTAGTAAAGGCGGTATCCCAAGACTGGATTATAAACTCACACTTAGGGGGTCTATCAGCCTCCCATCTCTGCCACCAGTCCCTCTTTACTAAGGCTCCCTCTTCTCCAGTCGGAGTCTGTTGGTACTGAGCGTTCCACTTATATACAGGCAGCTCTTCTTTTAGAGCCAGTAGCTCACTTATATCCCAGAACTCAGGCCACAGAGCATTACCACTAGGTAGAATTGCCGGTAATTGCACTATATCCCATTCAGTATCACCCTTTAAGAGCTTGCCAGTTAGATCTTTATCTGACCAGCGTGTCATGACTACGACAATGACCCCTCCAGGCTGAAGCCTCTGCCTAGGACCAGACGTATACCACTCATATACAGAGTCAAATACACTAGGATCTCCTTGAGCTAGCTTCGCCTCCTGTTCAGAGTGCGGGTCATCTATTATTAATAAGTCAGCCCCCTTCCCCGTAACAGTGCCGCCAACACCAATAGCAAAATAGTCACCTCCGTGACTAGTAGCCCAACGCCCTGCCGCTTTAGAATCAGCCCTTAGAGACACATTAGGGAAGATCTTAGCGTACTGCTCTGAGCCTACTAAATTCCGTACCTTCCGGCCAAAGCCAACAGCCAGTTCTGCCGTATTAGAACATTGAATAACCTTCTTCTCTGGGAACTTACCCAAGAACCAAGCAGGCAACATATTAGAAGCAAACTCAGACTTAGTATGTCTAGGCGGCATATTAATAATCAGCCTCTTTAACTTCCCATCTGCAATATCTTGAAACTTCTTTGCCATTAGTGCGTGGTGCCTGCCATGTATAAAGCCTGGCCACATCTCCTTAACAAAGGCCATAAAGTCTACCTGCGCCTTCTCCCGCGTCAAAGCTCCCTTATACTGGGCCACGTCCTCAAACAGCTTAGCCTGCTCCGCCGCCGGCAACTGAGAGATCATTTCCGCAATCCCCATCAGTCCAGCTTCCTAAAGTTTAAATACACAGGCCTAACACTCCTACCCATTCCCTTAACTCTCTTTAAAACTCCTAACTTAACTAACCTATCTATTATCTTTGCCGTATTACCAATTCCAGGTTTCTTTCTGTAAATACAGATATCCCGCAGAGAGGGACCAAATCCAAACTCTATCCAGTACTCATCTATAAACAAAAATACCTCCCTCTGAACCTCAGTCATCTTTATCTCCATACAAGCCGCCCGGACTAAATCAGCCCTAGCAGCCGTCATCTCCCTATTAATGTAAATCTTTGCTCCTAACATGTAAGATCCCACTAATCACTCCAGCTACATAAGATACAAAGTCTAACTGATCCTCCGTATCAATCATCTCCCCCATCTCCCCAATACATATAGTCAACGCTGCCAGACTAGGCCCCCACTCCTTTCCCTCCAAAAGCTTCTGTATATCTAACACCAAGTCATTAACCTCATTGCGCTGCTCAGTAGTAGGCTTTATGTATCTTTTCATTAGTTGCCTATTTTTTATACAGTGACTGGGATTTCCTTGTCACTGTGCAATAATTAAGCAAAATATATATACCCCCCATATCCAATTTATTTTTCATAGGGGGGGGTGTTCTGTGGCTGAAGCAAGGGGCCTGAATCGGAAAAAGAATCTGATTGTTTGAGGGAATTAGAAAAAGAATCTGATTGTTTGAGAGGAATAATATGTTCCATTGAGACCACTTCACTCTCTTCAATTCGTGGTGGTTGGGGTGTAGTACCTTCCATATTATCTAGAAATTCACTGCTTTTCCCACTTTCTACTAATTCTTCAGCTGACAGATCGTCACTTTTTCCCACATTGCTATTCAATTCATCTAATAAAGAGTTATCAATTCCCACTATGTCAGTTATATCTTGGCCAGAACCAAGCATAATAGTCTTTAGTTCTGCCATTATCTTGGCCTTAATTGCTGCCGAGCCATTGATGGTTGTGATCTCTTTGCGCTCAGTGAAGGCAGAAACTTCAGTTACTGTGCCGAGTATCTTAGCTGCCTGGATCTTCTCTGATGGTTTACTGTCAGGATCTATTAGCACTGATACCAGACTCTGGAGCACTAAACCACGCATTCCCTCAGCGGTGCGGTATTTACTTGACTCAATCGCCAGAGAATAAGCTTCGATCTCGCGAATTATGCGCGGATCTTGCTTTAGCTTATATGCATCATTCCCTATAGTTTGATTATTGGCGGTAGGTGGATTGTATGCGATCCTATAAGACTGCGCTCCGGTCTCACCTAAAGCGATACTCTCAGCAAACTTTTTCTGCTTAGTTGTAAGCGTGTTCTTCCTGACCAAAAGAGTAGATTCTATTCCTTGCTCTTTTAGTGATTCCTTTATTGCTTTACGAGATATCTTCATTCTGTACCGTTCCGCTCCGCTATTTATTTGCAGACTATAACAGGGGAACAAATAGAGTACAACCCTATCCTAGCGAAAGTAAGTACTTACTAACATTCTCCAGGTGAAATATATATTGCAAAAGTATTGCTATCTTGCAATATAAGTGTATAAAGGTAACTGCAGTACTTATCTACCAACAAAAGAGGGAATATATGTATACAGCACAGCAAAACGCGCACGGAAACATCATAGTCTGCAAGGGCTGTGATGTTAGAAATTCATACCGCATTATTTACACGGGATCATACAAAGACTGTATGGCATATAAATTTGGTGGTGCATCATGAAATCCTACCTAATAAGCCTACATGAAGATAAGGGCGACAAGTTTAAGATATTCTTTGAGTGTTGGGCAGAAGATGCGGATCATGCTGAGGAGCAAGCTTTAAATGCCTATCCATGCGGCGAAATAGTACATATTAGTCCGCCGGCCGATACGGACAATGAGGGTAGAACACTCAAAGTGCTAATTGGTGGTGCATCATGACCTACGCTATAGCACTATCTGCTTATTATCTGTCCCTTGCTGCTTTAGCCTATATGCTGGCAATGGCTGTTTATATACCGCTTGCGCACTGTCTGAGGGGTGAATAATGTTTTATATCCTTTTCCCGCTTTTCCTGTCTATCTGCCTTTTAATCTTATCAATACGGAGCAAATAATTATGTATCTATTTCATTCTGACCCGGGTCATGGTTGGCTACAAGTAAAGCGGCAAGAACTAAAAGATCTTGGGATTCTAGACAAAATATCCCATTACTCGTATCAAAAGAGGGGTGATGTATTCCTCGAGGAAGACTGTGATTATTCCCTTTTTGTTGAATGTATGAAGGAATTGGGAAGGCCTTTTGAGATAAAAGAGATAAACAGTCAAGCGAAAGATTCTATTGTTCGCACATATGAGGAATTCACATTATGAGTACTTTATTTATTAAGATAAAACATGATGTTAACGGGAATCCACGCCATGTTACCAGCTGGTTAGGATATGGATTTAAAACCTATGAGCAAGCTTTAGAATGTGCCAAAACTATTGGCGGGAAGAAATTCAATAATAAGCAATTTGGTGGCGGTATTGTCTTCCAATCTTATGATGGGGAATTGAAAAGCATTATTGACCGACTAACAGTATTGGCTAAAGGGGTGACAGTATGAGCATATACACCGATGAGGGTTACGAGTCTCGCCGGGATTATCTAACAAGTCTGGCGGATGATTTTGGCGTGGACGTGGACACTGTCTTCTCAATCGCCAGTATTCTGGGAAGCGGGGAAGACTTTGACGGCCTTATATGTGAATTAGAAGACTATCAGTCTATTGGAATTCTTTAGAGTTTTACCTTATGGAAGAAATTCCATAGGGGAACATTCTACCAAAAGGAAAATCATGAGCCTATTAGCAATAAGTAGCGATTCTAAAACCGTAAAAGGTCAGAAATTCGGATACATGACCGGAATTTTATACCTTGCACCGTTTACCTTGTCTGGCGTTAATTTGTGTCCTATGGCAGAGAAGGCCAAATGTTTTGAAGCTTGCCTAAATACCGCTGGCCGTGGAGTCATGAATTCCGTACAAAAGGGAAGACTCCGAAAGGCCGCACTATTCAATAATGATACCCAGTCTTTTATGATGCAATTGGTAAAAGATATTCGCGCACTAATCAGAAAAGCGAACCGGGAAGGATTCACCCCTTTAGTCCGATTGAATGGAACTTCAGACATTCGATGGGAGGGAAAGCATTTTAGACTTGACGGCAAACTGGTCACAATTTTTGAAGCTTTTCCATCTATTCAATTTTACGACTATACCAAAATCAGTAATAGGAAGGCCGTGCCAAATAATTATGATCTAACCTACAGTTACAGCGGCGTATCAGGATATCAGCGATATGTCAGCATTGCCGTGGCGAACCATATGCGCGTTGCCGTTGTATTTAGAGACAGGAAAAAGATACCAGCGGTATTTTTAGATATGGAGTGTATCGATGGCGATGATTCCGATTTACGTCACCTAGATCCTTCTGGCGTTGTCGTTGCATTGTATGCAAAAGGTCGCGCCAAAAAGGATAATTCCGGCTTTGTAGTTAACTAAAGGATAAATAATGACCATCTACCACGAGGAATTGAAGCAAAAAAATCCGGCGAAATATAACGACATGATGCTAGTTGGGAATAATAGCGGGGTGATGCTACGCAATATGGTTAAAGCTTTATCGATCCTACCGTGGTTCAATACTGATGAGGAAAATTCCCGACTGGCAGCGGCAAAAAGATTAATAGCTAACAAGTATTAGAGTTTTTCCTAATAGGCTGCGGCCTATTGGGTAACACTTTATAAAAACTGGAGGAATTATGAGAGATAGGATCATTTTAGGCTTTAAAACGTCAATTGCACCACTGCGAGGGGCTCAACCGACTCCGGCTAACTGTGAGACGGCGATTAAATACCTTAATTACTGGGCCACGATTTTGTCAATGTCCGACCCTACACTTGATTTTAAACAGGCCAGAACAGTATTGAAGGCCGCGACTATGGAGGCAATATGAAATATGAAGTGGAAATTGAGGAAGTGATTACCTTCAGGATTACTCATCTTTTTAAAACTGATTCCGGCAACATCCATGATGCTGCACAGGATGCGTTCAATCAATATCATAATACTGACCGCACCCGTGAGAATTATGATGCTGAGCCGGACTTTAGAATCACCAGTATCAAGGAGGCAGTATGAAAGAATATATATTCTGGCAAACGGTATATGAGAAAACCAAGATTAAAGCAGAGAACGAGGCAGAGGCTTGGGAGGTATTTGAATGTGGGAATATCCAGCCTGAGTGCGAGGGTGATGACGTTACCTGTGAATATATGGGGCTTGCCAAGGAGACATCATGAACTCATACATTTTTACCTGTACCTTGACCTTTGAAACCGTCATAAAAGCGGAAACACAAGAGCAAGCGGATGCAGAATTTCTCAGGCGGGATAATCAACAGGATGTAGTCTACGACTCAGGCATCAGTGTGCAAGTTATTGAGGATGACACTCCGCCAAGACCTTATTTTACTCTGGGGGGTGCGGCATGACCTCATATATGGACAGGACTGAGGCTATAGAAAAAGCGGGCGAGGCTGCGGTAACGCTGGTGGAGTTGAAGTGCTGCCAACCTACCGGGGACAATGGTGAGACCGTGGAATGGTCTTCAGACTGTATGGCAGGGGATAAGCTTTTAACCTGTTACTACTATACAAACGAGTTCGATGGTGAACTGGCAGCGGAATGTGGTTGGGATGCGGTGGATTGGAAAATTAATCATTACACTCTGGAGGTTGTATGACACTAGGAATGAAGCAAATAATGGTAGAAGTACCTGATTGTATTACGGAAGAGAAGGCGCAATATGAGATAAACCGCATATTCTCACCTGACTGGATATCCCTGCATTGGCATATCTCTGATGTACAGGAATGTGCAGATGGTTGCACCATGAGTGATGCGGATGCACAGGACATACTGGAGGAAATGCATTACAGACATGATGCTAATAATGGCGTGACTTGGGACACGATTCATCGCTATGTAGATATGTGGCGCGAACATCAGGAGGAAGACAATGGATGAATTGATAGCATTATATGAGCGGTATCTAAAGTCTCAGGGGCTGCCTAAGATGAGCGCAGATGAACTTCTCATGGAAGACATTACCCCCAGCCAATCAGAATGGCTGACGGCCTTTTTAACCTTATGGGAGTTACAAAATGCTAACGATTAAAAAGTTAAAATTGTTTCAAGGGATGGAAGGGGAAGGATTTAACCTTGACCTGTACCTTGATGGGAAGAAGATTGCATCCGTTATTGACTCCGCTCATGGTGCTCCATTTGACTATGATTTTGTATGTGAGGCTGCGGCCAAGCAATTGGCAGATGTTGTAAGGGCGATGCCGCCAATACCGATTAAGGATGAATCGTGGATAGATATATACCCTGATGGCCTGATACCAGTGACCATTGATATGGCAGTGGATGATCTTATTAATGACTATCAGAATCAGAAGCGGGTAGAAAAGCTTAGGAAGACCTCTGTTGTATTTACTACTGCTGCCTGTGGTTCTGGGGATTTTATGAGCGTGAAGCATGACAATGCCGATACAGAACTATTAAAGTTTAAGATATTGAAGAAGCACCCCGATGCAGTATTTATCTAGGAGACAGACATGAAATACAAATTTAATAAATTTATTACAGAGATTTCAGAGTTCAGGCGGTATCACGTTACCGAAACTACCATCGTCCTTGCAGATACTGTGGAAGAGGCTTGGGACTTGTTTAGCAATGATGATATAGATCCTGAAAAAATGAACACAATTGAAACTGTATGCGAGGCTCAATCATGAGGTGGCCTGTAGGGGCGCAGTACGCTGACATGACCGGCATAGGCACGTTGGATGGGGTGGCGGCCGATCTGATGGAGGCCTCAACTCATAGCCTACACCTATCTGAACTGTACAAGAAGGATCTGACCCCGAAAGGGGTTAGCATCTCTTCCCAGATTCTGACGTTCCTTAAAAAGAATCCGGCATCTACCAGCTTTTTCATCAAGCAAAGGATACTGCCAGTGGGTGCTGATGCCACGACTGCGAACCTAGTATCTAAAGCTTTGACTAGGCTCAAGGCGGTAGGTGAGATCAGAACTACCGGGGAGAAGCGCAGATACAGGTATTCCCTAAACAATAAGATTGTTCACAAACTGGAGACCTAAGATGAAAGGCACTAATATATGTACACCCAAGACCTCTGATAACTCAGACGAGAGAATCAAGCTGCTGATCTCTGATGCAGATGCCTTAAAAATTAAGCGAGGGATGAAGTGGAAGGCCACAGTCACCGACCTAATTACAGGCATAGAATACCCATTAAAGGGATGCGCTTGCTCCATGCCTGACTGCTACTGTGATGCTGTGGTGATTAATAAGAAGCTGGTGAAGATGCTCAAGCAAATTAAGAGGGGCGTGGCGTGAGGGTGCTAGTGGCCTGTGAGTTTAGCGGCGTGGTGCGTGATGCCTTTGCAGCGCAGGGGCATGATGCGTGGTCTTGTGACCTGATCCAGACTGACAAGGGGGATAAGCATATCGTTGGTGATGTGCAAGATATCCTGACTGATGGCTGGGATTTAATGATAGCGCACCCGCCGTGTACTTATTTGTCTGTGTCTGGTATGCACTGGACAACGCGTGGTTTGCGTGACCCTCAGCTGACAGAAGACGCGCTGGCGTTTGTGCAGCAGCTTATGGACGCGCCTATTGAGCGCATCGCTGTTGAAAACCCAATTAGCATTATTAGCAGCCGCATCCGCAAGCCTAACCAGATCATTCAGCCTTGGTGGTTCGGGCATGACGCAAGCAAAAAGACTTGCCTGTGGCTCAAGAATTTGCCTTTGCTCACGCCGACTGACAAGTTGCCAGGCGATTCTAAAACGCGGCGCGGCAATCAAACCGCCAGTGGGCAAAACAAACTGCCGCCATCCCCAGACAGGTGGAAGCTACGCAGCATAACATATGCTGGAATCGCTAAAGCTATGGCGCAACAGTGGGGTGAAACAACTTAGCAAGGCTTGCAGAAGCCCCGAATAGGCCACGGCTACGGTGGAAGTCATTAAAGTCCTGACCTACACAATCACTCATCCAAAAAGGCCAGCCAGTTTTCTTTGCGCTGGCCTCTCCAACTCCACTCGCATCATTGTCTGCAATTACAATCCCACGCTCCATCTCACTAGCAACCTTAACCAGATTGGCCGCGCTAAAGCAAACGTGCAATGTGTACCGCCGCTTCAAATGCTTCAGAGCTTGCCTAGCCGATAGTGCAGTTGCATACCCTTCGCACAAAATATTAGTGCCTTTGTTGTCAAAGCAGAAACTAGCCCCAGCCGACCTTTGGCCGTATAAAAACCGCTTTTCCCCCTTTTCATCGATTTGTTGCAGCCCTACAAGCCTCCCAGAGACACGCATTGGCACAAGGAGTACCAACCCCCCATCCGTTACAATTACGTTGCCCTCGTCCTCAGGGAAGCCCTTCCTACGCAAGTATGGGTGGAACATATACTTAGACTGCTTCATTAAGATGGCCGCTTTACTTGCCGCCTGTCTCTGCTTCATCTCTATGTCTTGGCCGGCCTTTCTAAGGATCTGTGCATCCCCGGTCCTGATTACTGGGGCCACGTCTGGAAACCACACAGAGACTTCAGTATCTGTAGCGTGGTTCTTAACAAAGCCATGCGTAATAAGATATTTAACCGCGCCGTTCTTCTTGCCAACTGGGTGGTCTTCAGTGGCATACCGCTCCCAATTTCCGGGCGATG